GCATGTATGGCACTTGATACTTCCTTTGATGAAATTATTGAGATGAATGTTGAGAAGTTACAAAAAAGATATCCAGGTGGGAAATTCGACATATATAAATCGGAAAACCGATCACAGGGAGATGTATAAATGCCATTAGTATTCATTATTCTAGGTTCATCATCTATCGGTGTTGCACTTGCACTTTATATACTTCGTAAATACGATCCCCATAATTAACTATGCCATTATCAGAACAAGTTGAGACCTCTCTTATAGAGGCACAAGAAGATCTACGTAACGCATTATCATTTGCAGCACGTACTGAGAAACCATATATCTCAAAACATATTGCAGACATGATGTCTAATATTGATAACCTCATACACGTAGTACCATTACTAGAGCAAGTTGAAGATGGACTTACCGATTGACGATAAGGAATTTGATTTGATTATTACTCAATTATGGAAGAGTCGTAAATCTGAATCAGAAGTAAAGGATCTTTATGAAAAATTAAAATCGTTTAGAGAAACATTATGATGCACTCCAAAGATACCGTAAGAGAAAATCTCCTTATGATGATGAGAGATTTTTGTTATAAGAAAGGAGAGTTTAAACTTTCTTCTGGTAAAATGAGTGAGCATTATGTTAATTGTAAACCAGTTACTCTATCAGGTTGGGGATTATCATTAGTATGTCCTTTGATGGTAGAGTGTTTAGAAGAAGATACTGTATCAGTAGCAGGACTTACTCTTGGTGCTGATCCTTTAGTAGCAGGAGTTGCATTATCAGCATTACTGCAAGAGAAACCTATTGATGCTATGATTGTTCGTAAGGAACCTAAAGGTCATGGTACTGGGGCATGGATAGAAGGACCAGTTAAACCATCTGGATCTAAAATAACTGTATTGGAAGATGTAATTACTACAGGTGGATCTGTTTTAAAGGCAGTAGATAAGTTACGTGATGCAGATTATACTGTTGAACGTGTTGTAACTATTGTTGATAGAAAGGAACATGATCCGTTTACTTTTTTAGATGCAGGTTTAGAACTTGTAAGTTTATTTGACATAACTGATTTCCATGATTAAACAAATAGATACAAAAGAATACATGCAAGATGGATGGGATAGTGGACCTATTGGTTCTCATCCATATAAGCGTGGAAGTAGGCATAATAAAATTGGTATGTTTATTATGTGGACTTTCTATACAATCGTTATCATTCAAGTACTTTATGCTCTATCAGTACTTCCAATAATATTCACATTAATGGTAGGACTTGGATTATTGTATGGTGCATTCGTAGTAATTATAGCCCCCTAACATGGAACTAAACGATTTAAATGTTAATAATGTTCTTGATGAGATCCGTCCTTATATAGAAGCAGACGGAGGTTATCTTGAGTATGTTGCAATAGACTATCTTAAAGATGGTCCTATTGTTATGGTTAGACTCCTTGGTGCTTGTGCTGGTTGCTCTATGAGTGCTCAGACCATGACTATGGGTATAGAACGTCTAGTCCAAGAAAGATTTCCCGAAGTACAAAAGGTAATTTCAGTATGATGTTAACTCAAAAGATGATTAATGAAATCCAATTAGCGATGACTCACACCAAGAAAGATGGTACGGTCAATTGGAAAGATGGTGATGAGATAGATGTATGTCTTGCTGGCACATTTGCTGGTGATAAGTTTATAACTATCATTAATAGAACACGTAGCAATACTACAAAGAAATGAAGATGGATACACAGGGTATGTCTGCAGACAGAGACCCTAATGATAAAACTCCTATCGTTCCTCAAAAACATAAACCTGCAATCATCACTCCAAGAAGATTGTTTACAGAGTGTATGGTAAAGGAGTTGAAAATTCTTATTAATGAAGTACTAGATGAAAGAGAAGGTAAATTCGACTACGTATCGTATTTTGATACAGAACACTATAAACATTTTGTCGGAGACAAGGAGCCACCTTACAAGCGATAAATATATCGGAGACCTGCGTGAACTAATGGCCGACGATCTAACTGCTGCACAAGAAAATGTAAGTGCAAAATTTTTCCAATTATTTTTAGATAATAATTGGGATCCAAGTGATGAGAAATATACATCTTTGTTATCAGATTGTTTTGGATCTACTGGACTGATGCCTCTGGGAAATTCAAAGGCAGATATAGACTGGAGAAGTAATTTTGACAAACAAGTAATAGCATTACAGCAGTATATGGTATCAAGAACGATACCTTCTTCTGGATGGAAATTGTCTAGGGGTGATGGTATGATGGGATTTCTTAATGGTATTGCACAGAGTAGATGTGGTGTAACAGGATCATTAGATAGTTGGAATCCTATGGATGTAGTAGCAGTTAAGAAAACAAAAGAACAAGCATTAAAAACAAAGATTGAACAGGATGTAATTAGAGGTGTAGAACCAGAGACTAATAAGGGAATATTAAATGGTATAATGATAGAAGCTATAATGAAGAAAGAGTTGATGCCTATATCGTTGAAGAAGATAAATTCTAAAGAACGTCCTGCTATAGAAGTAAGTAAGGATCTTAAAGGAACTAATGCAAAGTTAAAGGCAAAGCATTATTTTAAATTTGAAAATTTTATGTGTGATTTAGAGTGGGATACTAATAAGAATGAGTGGAAAACAGCACAGGAAATTTCTTGGGATATGAATGATAAGGGTGGAGTAGTTAGAGCACCTTATTATGTTCATGTACAGGCAAGAGCATTCTCTGGAAAGAAATCAAGAGAGAAACCTCAGCATTCATTAGCAGCAAAAGGTGCTGGTGCTATGTTAGGAAAATCTTCTATTGTTCCTTTAGATGATTTTGTTAAAAAATTAGGGTACCGTGCTGTTCCTTCTCCGAAGGAACATAGATACATTCCAAATGCAGGACAACCTTGGAAACAAACTCAGAAAAATTATTGGTCTGCTTTATATCAACGTTTAAAGGGTGTTACTATTGATGGACAGAAGATAAAGTTTGGAACTCCTGGTGCTTATGGACAAAAAATTGAGAAAGGATTTGATGCAGTTTTGGAAGCTGCATGTAAAGCTGATGAAGAAGATGCTAGGACTCCGAATGGAAGGTCTGCTGGTAGTAGATTGACTGCAAAGTTATGGGGATTAGAATGGATATCTAGGTATAATGAAATATCTAAGGCAGGTAAATGGGAACAGTTTACATATCAATTATATAAAGCTAGTACAAAAGAGTTACCTGGTACTGGTCCTTTTATAAAAGTATTTGGACAGACTGGTAGATCCCGTAAAGAAATGAAGAAGCATATTGAAACTCTTCCAGCACATAATATTGATTGGGACAACCTATAAACTGGCACACTATTAGTTTTTAAGGGGGAAAATTCTGCTATAATACAGGTGTAGACAGAGATCCTATGCCAAACAAGCACCTAGAACATCCTGAAGATACTATCCTAGATGGTCGGAGGGTTGCTTTACGTACAGTAAAAGAACTTATTAAGACAAAGACTCTATCTGTTAAGTGGGACGGTGCTCCTGCTATAGTATTTGGCATGACAAACGGATCATTTTTTGTTGGTACGAAGTCAGTATTTAATAAGAGAAGACCAAAGATTAATAGGTGTCCAGAAGATATTGATAAGAATCATAAGGGAGTTGTTGCAGATATACTTAGATTATGTTACCGTCATCTTCCTAGAGTTGATGGTATCTATCAGGCAGATTGGATTGGTGTAGGAGGTGGTCAGATATATCAACCTAATACTATTGAGTATAGATTTGGTGAACCAATATACAGTAAGATTATTGTAGCACCACATACACAGTACACAGAGTTAAGTCCTACTGCGGAAGCAAAGATGGGAGTAAAACTTCCTTCATCTGATGAGTGTTATATGGTAGACACTAATAATGCAGAAGTAATACCACCTTTAAAATGGACAGAACTTTTAAAGATTTTACCTAGTATTGTACGATCAAAAGTACCTTCATCACGTGTAGAAATAGCAAAATATATTAATACCTACATTAGAAATGGTGAGGTTCCGCGTCCTGAGCATATGTACTCTCAGTTAGATGCTAAATATAAGTGTGAAGTTAATGTGCATACTTTTAAGTCATGGCATTTGATCTCACAATTGAAAAAGCGTCTACTAAATGCGATTGTTGTTCATGATAATGTGACATGTTATATTGATGGAGAACCTTCAGACCATGAAGGTTATGTTATTGTCTCTGAGAACCCATACAAAATCGTAGATAGACTTACCTTTAGTAAAGCAAACTTCAATCTTAATAAAAATTGGACGAATGAAAAAGTTTAGTGCTTTCCTATCCGAAGCTCAAAAGTCTTTTGCTGCTCAAGAAGCAGAGAGGTTACAATTAACCCATGTAGGTTACGGAAAATATGCCGATGTGAGAGGCAACGTAACACATATGAGCAAGGCAGGAAAATTAATTAAACTGTCTCCACAAGAACAAGGAGGACAAGAACAAGGTGGATCAGAAGAAGAAGGAGGAAGCGAAGATAAGGTCGATCAAGGTGCAATATCTGTTACTTTCGGAAGATTTAATCCACCTACTATTGGGCATGAGGCTTTAATAAAGAAGGTTGCGTCTACTGGAAAGGGTGGAGACTATAGAATCTATCCTAGTAGAACTCAAGATCCTAAAAAGAATCCTTTAGATCCTGGTAGTAAAGTTAAGTTCATGAAACAGGCATACCCTGATCATGCTAATGCTATTCAGAATAGTGAAGATATGAAAACTATCTTTGATGTTCTTACTGCACTTGATAGTGAAGGATATAGTGAAGTTAATATTGTAGTTGGTGGAGATAGAGTTAGTGAGTTTACGTCTCTGTCTGCAAAGTATAATGGTAAGTTATATAATTTTAAAGATATTAAAGTAACTTCAGCAGGTGATAGAGATCCAGATGCTGATGGTGTAGAAGGCATGTCTGCATCTAAGTTACGTAAAGCTGCTGCTGATAATGACTATGATACATTTAAGCAAGGACTTCCTAAGACATTAAGTAAAAAGCAGTGTGAGGAATTATTTTCTGCTGTACAACAGTCTATGAAAGTAGAAGTGTCAGAAGATTTTAATGAAGTTTCCTATCAGTTATATGAGATTGCACCTAAATTAGATCCGAAGGGTTTGCGAGAAGCATACTTTGAACAGGGTCTTTATTCAGTAGGTACACATGTCCAGAACGTCAACACAGGGATCATTTCTAAGATTGTTAGTCGTGGTAGCAATTACGTCATCTCTATTGATGAGCATGAGTTTGTATTTCGCACTTGGTTAAAGGATCTTGTAGAGGTAAATGATTTAAAATTCTTTAACTGGACTCCTGCTGGTGAGGTAGGTACTAAAGAGTTAGATGATTACGTTCGTAAATTAACTCCAGGCGAATTCATTAGGAAGATAAATAAAAAGGATAAGACAGCTACTCCCATAGGATTAAGATGATTGATACTAATACAAATCCCCTACCTGATATGACTGATGCCCTTAAAGAAGTAAAGGGGTATGCTAAAGGAGGCGAAGTAAAGAAAAAAAATGGTGAGCGTTGGCAGGATGATGACTGCGATGGTAAGTGGTATGAGAAAACTGATGTAGATGGAAAGATTAGTAAGAGAGAAAAGAAAGAGAAGGCTAAACATTATTCTAAAGAAGAAGTAGATACTGTTGATGAGATGCATGTCACGGCTTCTATGGGAAGACATGCTAAGAAGTATAGAGAAAATCAAGCAAGGCAAAAGGATAGAGAAGATAATGCAAAATGGGAAGAGAAAGCTAGGACTCATAAGTGGGATGGTAAGACTTGGAATAAAAGGGACAAGCCAACTCATGAGAAGGGTACAGGACCACACGCTAGGAAATTAGCAGGAGAATCAGTAGAGTATGATGACGTTAAAGAAGCGATGCTTTTAACTAAAGCAGATAAGAAAGGTAATACTCCTGCATGGCAGAATAGAGACAAGAAAAATGTAAAGACAGGTGAGCCACTTTATAAGAAGGCAGATCATCTTAAGAAAGAAGAAGTAGAGATTGAAACTCTTAAGAAAATGGAATTGTTTTCTGATGATGAGATTCAGTCTATAGTTGACAAAATGGACTTTACTGGAGAGGAGTAATGCTAACTTTTACACAACTAGCTGAGAAAAAATCTAAAGTTAAAATCAATCCTAAGAAAGAAGACTGTACAGAATCCAAGAAACATAAGGAGGATTGTCAGTGTCAAAAATGTGAGAATAAAGATGAGGAAGCGGTAGTAGAAGGTAGTGCTTATGGTATCTACAAAGGAGATGGTAAACCAAAAGGTGTATACGACCTTAAGAAGAAAAAGAAAGAGAAGAAGGTAGAAGAAGCTACACTAGCAACAGCACGTAAGAATATTGGTAGAGATCCTAAAAAGAAATCTTGTTGGGATGGTTACAAAGCAACAGGAACTAAGATGAAAGGTGGGAAAGCAGTACCTGATTGTAAGAAAGAAGGAGAAGAAGTAGAAGGAGAGGAGTTAAAAGAATACTCACCAAATGTAACTTACCAAGCAAAGGGTGGTAAGAAGTCTGGTAAGTTAGGCAAGTCTTCTGTTTACAGTCTTAAAGATAAGGGTGAAAGT